CATTGGCTAACTCTCGTCGTAGGAGTAGGTGATGTTGGTGGCGGTTGTCGTCAGCGGAACATGCGACCACTTCAACGTGATTGGCGAGCCGATTGACCCGATCCTGAAGTCGAATGTGTCGCGCGCACTGGTTGAGGCGACTTGCTTGGCAAGCAGCGCGGCAACGTCCTGCGGCCTTCGGACCTCGCCGCACTGGCACAGTACGTCGAGCGCCCCAAGCGGCATGAACCAGTGGTCATGCACGGAAGTCTTCCGGCACTTCCCCGGCAAACTCGTAGCCGGTAGCGATCAGGCGACCGATCCACTCAGGTCTGTTGAGCGGGACGATAACCTTGCCATTCACGACAGTCAGTTCGCCGTCGTAGAAGTATTCGACCCCGGTGTATTCGTCTCCGTACGGATACGCAGCACGCATCTCAACGGTGTCGCTAGCGACCTTTACGGCCTTCGCCATACTGCTCTCCTTGAGTTGGCGGTGGGGCCAGCGAAAACGCTGACCCCACCGAACCTACGGTTAGACCGTGAAGTTCTTGAGAAGAACCGGACGACCCTCAAGGGCAGCACCGAAGTACCCCTTGATGAAGTAGTCCTCAGAGTCCTTCGTCTTCGCCAGCGGGCTGAAGGTGAAGTCCTGATTGACAATCAACTTCATGTCCGCGCGGCGCGCGAAGAGCATCTGATACGGAGAAGACGGCTCCCAGTGAAGGTCCGTCAGGATCGGCACGCCGTCGTAGGTCAGGACACGGAAGCCCGCGCCGACCTCAACGCGATCCACGAAGCGCTGCTGCGCCTGCAGAAGGCTGTTGATCTTCCGACGAACGGCGCGGGACGTGATAATCACGTCGCACTCGCCCTGAGTGTCGTCAATCGCCTTGTCGATCATGGCAAGGGTCAGAGCAGCCGCCGAAGCGTCCGTCGTGCCACCCTCGTCGCCGGGAACGGAAGTGTTCACCTGCGGGATGAAGCCGGTGATCGAGTCGCTCGCGCCCGTGCCGACCATCAGGTCGGTGGTCAACTTCTCAGCGATTGCCTGAGAAGAAACGCGAATCTCCTCCTGCAGCGCGTTCACGACGCCGCCAGCCGCTGCGATGAGCGGGCCGGTGACCTCACCACGGGTGTAGAGGAAGGTCACGGTCTTGGCAACGCGCGTGTAGGTGCTGTTGGAAGCGGCAGGAAGGCTCCCGCCGTCAGCAGCCCACGAAGCAGTAGGAAGTGCGGTGCGCTTGCGAATCCAGTAGGTCTGGGTAGGCCACGGAACACGCGTGACTACCTGCAGAAGGGGCGTAGCCTTCGCAACGTAGTCGCGGATCACCGGGTCCACAACCTCAGGGATGAGGTAGTTACCGGTCGATGCCGACAGCGTGTTCAGGGCGCGTTCGATTTCAGCCATTGTGCTGAGAACTCCTGAACTAGATGGGTGAGTGTTTAGCGAGAGCCGTAGACGCCGTTCAGGCCCCAGCGGAGACGCTCCTCTGGGGTCATCTTTGAGAAGTCAGGCTCATTGGTTTCGAACTTCTCGCGGACGATTGGCGCAGGGCGCTTGCCAGCAGGCATCGACTCAAGAGCCTTGATGTAGTCCTGCTGGTCAGCGAGTGTCTTGGTGAGGCTTTCGGTTGCCTTCTCGACCGAAGAGGTCACGAAGCCGGTGATTGCCTCAGCAAGGTCGCGCTGGACCCGAATGCCATTGAAGTCCACGTAGTCCGCGTCGTCCTCGCCCGTCTCTGAGTTCTCAACTGTCGTGTTCTCAGGGGCTGGGGTTTCCGTTGCTGGTGCCTCAAGGACACCAAGAGCGACCAACTGGTCGCCAAGGGCCTTGTACGAAGCCAAGAGTGCGTCCGAATCCTTCTTGGCGATCCGTGCGCGCTCGACCGGCTGGGACTCCTCCTCAGTCTCCTGCGTCTCCTCGACGCGCTCGACCTCAGCGGTGTCCTCAGTGGCCTCAACGTTCGTCTGCTCTTCCGCGTTCTCGACGGCTGCGGGCGCAGACTCTTCAGTCGCGGTTGTCTCCGTGACCGGAGCCGCGTCCTGATCGAGTGTCTCTGACATTCCGTTCTCTCCCTGCTCGCCATCGAGCGAACGTGCTAGCACGGTGCCGAATGAGGGCACCCAACTTGGCTTGGTGGTGTTACTGATTTCAGAAAGGATGACCTTTGTGAACCGGATGAAACGGGAACCGCCATCGTCACGGAGCATCTGGAACTCTGTCCCGTCGCCCTTGATCGACATCCCGTACTGCTTGCCGCGCTGGGCGCTGCTGTGGATGAACGCAGCGGCTGGGTTGAGGTCGTCCAACTTGACCGCCACCTTCAGGTGGAAGTCAGGCGTGATCGCCGCCTCCATGACCCAGCCAAGTTCACGCAGCGCGCCTGTCTTCAGGTGAGAGTCGATGTACGGGAGTGGGTCCCCGGCCTCGACGCGCTCCTGAATCTGGCGGGCAAAGTCAACGATGGCCTCTGGAGCCATCTCAGTCCCGTGCGTGTCGCGCTCAGGGCCGGAGGCTTCGCCAATGAGGTACTTGCCGTCTTCACGCTCTTCAGCGCGAAGAACGGGGATTGTGATCTTCCACGCGTTACTCATTCGCTGGCTTCCTTGCGGTCTTCGGCTTCGGCTGAGGGCCACCGGGTGTTCCGCTTCCCTTGGGGACTGTCCCGCCCGCGCCACCCGGCACGGGCGGCGGTGCGGTCTTCTGCTTGAGGATCGCCTCGGCGGCTTCACCCAGCATCTTCACTGGCATGATGCCCAGAGGCGTCTCGATGAACGGCTCGTCGCCACCCTCAGCGATTGGCAGGCCCAGCATCTTCTGAACGTAGTTCAAGTTGTAGATGCCCTGAGACAGACCCTTGACGTAAAGGTCCATCTGCGCCTGCTCGTCGCGGGTGTCAACGTCCTTGTGGGCAAATAGGATGTCGTCAAAGCCAAAGACGATGTAGACCAACTGCTCGTTGATGACTTCTTCGATGATGCTCTGCAGCGGGACGATAGTCTCTGAGCGGAACGACTTGTCGTTCTCAGCGCTCTGGCTGCGGTTCGCGCTTTCGAACGCACCGCCCAACTTCGTGTACGGGAGGTCGAACGCGGCGAGGATTTCCTGAGTGAGGGTCTTGCGGCCCTCGATGAACTGCATCTCCGCTGGGGTCGCAACGCTCTTGCTGACCTCGACATCACCCTCTAGGAGGAGAGGCTTGTGGGCGTTGGCGGCGCTGGTGTATTCCTTCTTGAGGAACTCACGGTTGCGCTCGACCTCCTCCTTTGAGGCGTTCTTCATGTTGAACACGATGCCGGTCTGTGCGCTGTTGGCGAAGAACGCTTCGTTGTACGTCTGCGCGAACAGGTCTTGCGCGACCGTTGATTGCAGGCTCTCTAGGATCGAGAGTCCGTAAACGTCGTTGTCTGGGTCGAAGAACTTGAAGTGTAGGAACTCGTCTGACTCAAACTGCGTCTCCTGACCCTGAGCGTCACGAACGATGTACGACGTGACCTCGCCCAACTCCTTGTCAACGACGATGGACACCTGAGACGGCGCAACGCGCTGGAATGCGTACGGCGCACCAAGGCGGGACTTCGTGACCCACCAGTAGGCGTCCCCGTAGATCAGCAGATCGGTGTACGTCTGGCGCAGAAGGAAGTTGGCCCTTGAGCGGGCGAAGGTTTCGTACAGCGTCTGGATACGGCTGTCGTCGGACTTCTCTTCTGCCGGGTCGCGCGGCATGAACTGGTAGCCTGCGGCTACGCAAGTCTTGGCGATCTTGTCGATGGTCGCTCGCACGATGGGGTGCTGCTTGTACATGCGCGTGTACGTGCTGTACCCGGTCGGCGTTGACTTGCGCTCTTCGGTCGGCGCGATGGAGATGATGTTGTTGCCAGCGCGCTGAACGGGCTTCGGAGCAGCGCGGCGGCGTGTGGTCTTGGTTTCCTCAGCCACGTCGCTACCTCTTCGTAGTTACGAGAACGACCGGCTGCGACGGCCACACGACGGTCGAAGCACACTTCCGGCAAGGGCCACTCACCCGGCCCTCTACCTCGCGGTACAAGTCCTTGAACTTGATGCGCAGAACGCCATCCTCGCCCTCGATGCCGAAGAGCGTTCCGCAATGTGGGCACTTGATGAGTTCCGGCATCTGGCACCTTTGGGGCAACAAAAAAAGACCCCCCGCGATGCGCCTCAAGGGCATCGAGAGGGGTCTGTTCCACGCTTGCGCGCTTAGTCATGTATTGGTACTAGCGGCGGGAATCGAACCCGCATCGCGTGCATGGCAAGCACGCATCGTAGCCGTTAGACCACGCCAGTATGGAGCCAACCGTGGGATTCGAACCCACTACCTCGTCCTTACCAAGGACGCGCACATCCGCATGTGCTTGGAAGGCATGGAGCCGCCGCACGGATTCGAACCGTGATACCGACGTTACAAGGGTCGGGTCCTGCCGTTAGACGACGGGGGCTGGTAGGGCGACACGGATTCGAACCGTGGTCATCCGATTTGAAAGACCGGCATCCTAGACCACTAGACGACCGCCCCAAGGCGGGCGCTGCGTCCGGCTGAACCCGGCTACGAACCCGACGAAACGCCCAGTCGTTTCGGGTCGCATCATTTGGTAGCCCCCCCCAGATTCGAACTGGGAACCTAGCGGGTTTGAGCCGCTCGCCTCTGCCTATTGGGCTAGAGGGCCGTTGGTAGCCCTGCGGGGAATCGAACCCCGGCCAACCGGTCGAGAGCCGGTTCTCCTGCCGCTAGACGACAGGGCCCCGATGCAGTAG